TCAGTTGCACAAGATTCTCCTTTTCATCGCCACCACCAAGACACCGAGGAACCACATGATGCACCTCGACATAACCATCTAAAACTCTTGCCCTTGCGCGTTCAATCAGTAAATCGTAATGCTTTTGGTAGTCCATCTCACTCTCCACGCCACAATGATGTTCTATTGTAGCATGGATTGTGAAGTGATTACCTAAGTGATTGATTTAACTCAAACTGCTGAGTCCCACTTAACGATGCGGGCATTCCGGCTGCTGGTCGCGGAATTGACTCCGTGAACTATGCCGAAACCTCCCAAATAATACCAAGCCACGCCTTTCGAGCGGCCATAGTCGGTCGGAATCTTGCCGCGCATTTCCTCGGGGCAGGCGATCGCTTCGGCCACGGTATCGGCGCCGAAGAAGTAGCACCAGTCCGAGAAGCCGCCGTTCCATGCGTCCGCGGTGCGGGTAAAGGCATTCCAGGTCGTGGAGTCTGCCGCGCCGCCCTTCGGGATGTTGGTCTGCTCGACGTAGCGCACGTTCTCGTAGCGCCCGATCTCGCCGTTCATGATCATCTGGAACCCCGCATCCGTGTAGGTGTGGATCGACTCCAGTTGGTTCTTGAAGAAGCGATAGGTCGAAGGCCAGGCCAGTGCGTAGTAATCATCGCCGGAATACGCCGGGATGTTGCGCTCCTTCATCTCATCGACGATCAGCTTGACATGGCCGGTATTGAGCGCCTGCGAGTTCGTCGCGGTAGCCGTGCCGTTCGTGGTCAGGGTGATGGTAGTCGAGGAGGTGCCGACAACGCGCAGGGGGCAGGAGTTGAACTGCGTAGCCGCAGCCGCGTCGAACCACTTGGAGGCGTCGTTCTTCAGCACCTTGTTGATGATGGTCTTGACCGGGTGCTGCGACAGGTCATCGAGCTTTCCGGAATACGGCACCGAGTTGCCCGCTTCGGTGATCGTCAGGGTTCCCTGGGTGATCGTGAAGTTGGTTTCCGGCATCGTGTTGGTTTCCGTCAGCGTCGAGCCGGCGGGGGTTGCGACGTCCTGGTACACGTCCCATAGGAAGGTGTCGCCCTTCTTCTTGCCCTGCTGCGTGGCGTCCTTGACGTCGCAGAACTGGCGGAACTTGGTCATCGGTTGAACGGCCATGCGGAGTTCGTCGGACAGGTTGTCCGAGTACATGTACCCGCCCAGCGAATTTACTGCCCATACTTGTGAAGCCATGATGTGTCTCCTTTATGCTGCCTGCCCCCGCTTCGCCCGCATGTCTTCGATGATCTGCGATGGCGTCTTGGCGGCCGGTGCTTGTGGGGTAGTCTTCCGGGCAGATGCCGCGGTAAGATTGGTGATGCCTGCCTTCTGGGTCCGTTTCTCTTCCAGGGTCGCCACCGGAACGCCGCCGCCACGCAGTTTGCGCAGTCCATCCCCGATTTCCGCGTAGAGTTCCCGACGGGAGCGTTTGTCCCCGTTGGCCCTCATGTGGTCCTCTTGGAGGCTGGCAAGCTGAAGCAGGTAGGGGTCGCTGGTGATGTCCTTGTAGGTAGTCTGGAACCATTCGGCCGATGATTGAAAATCAACCTTGTCGAGGATCCGCGCTTCGACGGTGCCGGCGATCTGGTCGGGGGTAGCCATTTCCTGGCGCCCTCCCCTGATCTGGCGGACTGCCTCGGCCTTCTGTTCCTCGGTGCCATGCGCAAGCGCATAGGCGATGATCTCCTCGTCCCATGCTTGGGGTGGAGGAGTGTTCTGAACGGGCGGCTTCGGGACGAACTGCTGTTCGACCTGGCGCAGCAACCGGGTAGCTTCCTCGAGCCGGCGGTCGGCGGACGATTCCTTCTGAACCGCACGGAGGCCGGCTTCGTAAATCTTGTCGCGTGAAACTTGCTGCATGACCCCGTCGACCTTGATGGTCACGAGGTCTTCAATGGGTGCTGCCCCGGCCGGGGGGGTGGTTGTCTCGACGTCATCAGCGGAGGGGGCCGCATCTGCGGGAGGAGTCGCAGCGATGGTGTCGGGTTGATCCGGGGCCGGGGCAGCAGAAACGTCAGGGTTCGTTGTGTCAATCACTTCACCGCCGGCAGCCTTGATTTCATCGTCGCGCTCTTGCCTGATCCTGGCCGTGATGTCTGCCATTGTCGCTTCGCGCTCAGTGGGGACGGGCGCCCCTTCGACTGCTGCCGGTGTTTCCACGCCCGGTTGGGTAGCGTTTTCGAGTTCCATGATTGATGAGTTCCTTTAGTCGGTTTCGAGTTGCTGGACGGCCTGACGGCCGCGGATGACGAGTTCGGAGAGCCAAGACTGGAAACTCTCGGCGCGCCAAATTTCGTTCTGAAGTTCCCGGATTCGCCGGGTGCGCCACGGATGCACCTTCTTCAAGGCATCGGTAGCGGTCTTGATTTCCTGTTCCGCGCAGCCGATCAGGTATTGACCGAGATCGCCCTGGATGAAGTCTTCGGCGTCCCTGCCCATGATTCCCTCGGCGTAGAGTTCAGCGGTCATTGACTATCCAGTGGAGGTTAGTTTGTAAGCAGTTGCAAGGATACGCTGTTTCATTTGGGAATCAAGTCTTTCAAGCCATATTCACCCGGCGCCCAAGGTTTCGCCCCGGTAGCCACCCCGTTGCGTTCAAGGATGCGGATCATCTCGGGATCAAATGCGACAAAGTTGCTTGAGCCTTGACCGGCAGAGCGTGATCCGCCGTCTAGGTAGCGGATACCGGGGATGCCTGCTTGTTGTAGAACGGCACTAGCGTTTGCTTTTGCCGCACCATCTGCACCACCTCTCGACAGTTCGTTATAAGCCTGAGCGACTGTTCTAGGTTCTCCGTATATATTCGGCTGTTGGTTTCCAAATAGTGCGCGTTCTCCAACTCCCATCCTATTTATTGCCGCCTGCACTTCCGGTGCTTGCTGACTCAGCGGCTTATCCCAATCCAGAAAGCGGGCTACTGCTTCGTCGGGGATGTCGGTTTTGTAGAGGTTGCTGCCGTGAATCGGAACATCCCCCGCAAGCAATTCAACAACCTTCTGCTGATGTGCTTTCGCCTCTGGCGTCAGATACGGCTTGATTCCAGCCTCCGCAACATCCTTTGCGACAGCGCGATCCTTGTACATACGCAGCAGCATTTGCGCAGTGCCTTCCGGCCCCGGCACGGTCATCTTTGCGTACTCTTGCGCCACGCCGGGAGCTTCAGCCAAATACAACCCATGCCCATACGCCTGCGCCCCCTCGCCCGTTCCAATCTTGTCTAGGCTGAACTTGTCGAACTTGTGCGGGGAACCGTGCCATGCGATCATCCCCACCGGCGCCACGCCAGCCGCCTGCATCATGGATTGATAGGCGTACTCCGCTTCCGGCGTCTGCTTGCCTGCCAACTGGTCAGCAAGCCCCGCCTGCGTCCGTTTGTGCCACGCCTGAAGGTCGCGCCCGATCTGGCTGTTGTCTGGGTCGGTGATGCCGCCTATGTATCGCGCTTGGTCGGCAACGGGTTGAGTCTCGGGATTCAATGAACCACCCGGCAGCGCGTCCGTGACGTACTGCTTTCCCATTCGTATCAGGTCGGCAAGACTTGGCATGATCGTTCCTTACATCATCGACAAGAGGGCGGTTTCTTCGTCCTCTTCTTCTTGAATCTGCCCCATCAATCGCACGATGAGGGTCCGCATTTCGACTTCCGCTATCTCGGCTTCAATGTCCCGGTAGGTCTCTGCAACCTGCTCCGTGATCGCCTCGGCAATGACCACCGGGGGCCGTTCGTGATGTTCTTCCTGCCATAGCGAAATGACCGCGCCGTAAATCGTTTTCTTGAGGATGCGACGACGCCTGCTTTTCTTTCCACCCCCGCCACCGACAACCACGACATCTGGAATCGGCGGGACATATGGAACCCGGCCCGCAAATGAACCGCACCGCCGCGAACCATACCCGCCGCTTGAAAGCCTCGCCAATACCCCGACTGGGTGAGTCGGTGATTGAGCTTTTCCGGCAAACGATCCGCACTGCTTGACTCCGGATCCGCCGCTACCGAGGCGAGTGATAGCCACATCAGGTTATGGTGAAAGTGTCGCCGGATACCGGGGCGTCGGTCAATGCGGTCACAGTCAGCACACCCAGCGCGGTGTTTCCGGTGATGTCCGACCCTTGGCCGCGCAGGTTTGCCGTTGTAGTGTCCTTGTCGAATATCAGGATGCGTCCCTTGTATTGGTCAATCACCGCGGCGGCCGGAAGCAGGCTCGATGTGACAATGCTGGTGGTACTTGACGCCGCCCCTACAGTCCCGATGACGTTGCCCAACACAGCCCGCTTGAATGCGGTCAGCGCCGTTGTGTCGTTTCCGATGGCGCTTAGGTTGGAGTCCATGCGCCCGCCAACCAATGCGGCGGGCAACCTGGATTGAATGTCGTTCGTGTCGGCAAGAATGTTCGTTATGTCTGCCGTAGGGATATCTCCCACCGCTGCCGGGGCAGCCGGAATCAAATCAGTCTTGGCCTTGATGGCACCGACTTCCGTATCCACCGCCGCCAGTATCGCGGCCACTTCGGTATCGAGAAAGTCATCAATCGTGGTGACACTGGCCTGCGTAGCGAGAGCAGTAAGCCCCGCCCCGGCTGCGCCAATCTCTGCGGTGTCGATCAGGATTGCCGCGATACTGGCATTGTCCGGGGCCGTGTAGCCGACTGTTGCGAGGCGGCTAGATACCGTGGCATTGAGATTGTCGCCGACGATCTTTCCGGCTGTCCCCGCACCGTAAGCGCCTGGAATCGCAACGCCCCACGGATCACCGGCAGCACTGGCGGACGAGAGCGCGGCACCTGTTGAACCTGCCCCGGCGTGTCCTGCAATTGCCTCATCCCATACAGCATCAGCCACGGCGGCAGCCGTCGGGATGTCCGACACGGCAGCAGGAGAGGCAGGCAGGTTGTCCGTTTTAGCCTTGATCGCGGAAACTTCAGTGTCAACGGCGGCGAGGATCGCGGCAATCTCGGTATCAAGGAAATCGTCGATGGTATTGACGCTGGCCTGAGTAGCGAGAGCAGTCAAGCCGGCGCCGGCAACTCCAATCTCGGCAGTATCGACCAGGATCGCATCGACCACTCCATCGACTATGGCGAGGTTCGCAGCAGAGGCCAGTGCCGTCAGGCCCGCGCCTGCGACACCGATTTCAGCAGTATCCACAAGGATGGAATCGACAACCGTGTCGACCGTTGCCAGTGCTGCTGCCGTGGCGAGGACTGTCAAACCTGCGCCTGCCGCTCCGATTTCAGCGGTATCGACAAGAATCGCGGCGATACTGGCGTTGTCCGGGGCGGTGTATCCGGCGGTGGCTAGCCTGCTGCTTACCGCGGCATCGATGTTTGTTTCCACCAATAGCCCATAACTGCCTGCCGCGCCGTAGGTTGCTGTGGCCGCGTTCCATACCGAATCCGCTACAACTGCCGTAACATCGGCCGCGATAGCCGCGTCCGTGATGGTGTTTGCCGCCATCGCGCCAACGCTGGAATCCATGCGACCACTGACTAGGGCCGCGGGCAGGCGCGTCTGAATGTCATCCAGATCAGCTTGTATCGTGGTGAGTGCGCCGGCATTGGGGATCGCATCAGTGACGGCCTTGATCGCCGAAATTTCCGTATCAAGGAAATCATCGATGGTATTCACGCTGGCCTGCGTTGCCAGTGATGTAAGCCCTGATCCTGTCGCCCCGATCAGCGCGAAGTTGTCGCCGGTCTGCGGGAAGGAAGTGAATACCTGCACCGTTGCCGGAACCGCGCCGGTTCCGGTGAAGGTGAATCCAATAATGTCGTAATTCGTTTCGGCCTGAGCCGGTGCGTAGGTGTGGTATCCGTTGCCCTCATGGGTACAGGCACCAGAACCGACAGAACCCGCCGCCTGCGTCCCCGCGTCCCCGGTGACATAGACCGTCACCGAGCCGGTGAAGGCGCTGCCGTCCGTCGCGCTGACAAGTTGCGCGCCGATCTTCTGACTTGCTACGTTCTTTTTCATGCTGCACTCCATCAAGAGAGCGTTTGAATTTCTGGCCCACGCTGAAACAAATCCACCTGGCGGCGCTGCGCCTGCACCTGGTAGCGCGGATACTGGCGACTCTGATAGGGAGTCGTGGCCTAACACTTAAACCTCGAACCGCCAATCGTAGGCGAGGAGCTCTTCCCTTGTGGTGAGACTCGAAACGATGTCTCTCTGCTTCCCCGCGTTCCCTGCGATCAGGGCTTCCATGTACTCGTACCCTTGAGCGTTGGCAATGACCTTCTCCACCAATAGATCAAGCGGAATTCCGCGTGTGTCTGCCTCAATCTGAAGCATCGGGCCGCCACCGGCTTTGGCTTCAGCGAGTTTCAACGGCCATGCTGCGAGTTCCGGCGATGGAAGTCCAGCGAGCTTGATTCGCTTGCTTGCAGCATAAGCGTCGATATACCCCTTGATGATTGACTTGATTACGGCCAAATCATCGGTTTCAGGGTCGCCACCGTTGTAACAGTCGTCAGTAAAAATTAACATGTTTGTTCCTTCAAAATGCGACGATCATGCAATAGCCGGGGCCACCTAGCCCCCCCCCGCCGGGAGTGCCAGAGGCAGCATTACCACCGCCCCCACCACCGCAACCGATAGCGCCATCGCCACCTTTGGATAGTCCGGTTCCTGCGCCATTCACGCCTCCACCACCCGAACCGCCTACGCCGCCAAAAGGTTGTTTCAAGCCGAACCCCGGAAGGCCCGGATTGTGTCCGGTTGCCGCGCCTGCGATGGTCGGGAATATCCCTGCTCCCGTTACATCGCCGCCTGTGCCGCCCGATGAACCACCGCCACCGCCTCCACCCGTTAGGGGAAGCGTTCCGAGTGCGGTTACTGCTGCTCCGTTGGTTGTGGAGCCTGCGCCGCCGGATGCACCAGCTTGGGATGTCCACAAGGCAAGAGTTCCTGAAAATCGAGCAACAGAATTAAGCATTGCCGCTGCTCCACTTCCAGCCGTTCCATCAGCACCCCCGATTCCACCTAAAGCATTTAGTCTTACTATGCAGCCTTGCACGGGGGCATTAGGGGTTATTGCAACGTGAGTCGAAAATGCGTCTCTGTCTCCTGGGATGGTTACGTATAGGAAGGGGGGAAGTAAGCAAACCGGGCAGAGTGCCTTAACAATTGCTCCGGAGCCACCACCACCACCACCAGATGTTGCAGCACCTACCACTGGAGTACCGCCAGTTCCACCACCGGCAATCAAAACGATATATAAAAATGTCGCCCCTTTTGGGATCGTATACAGTTGACTACTAGCAGGGTGTAAACCATTAGAATATTGTTGTCCAACAAATTCATCCACCTGAATGACGTTGATGTGCTTCGGGAGATGGTTAAAGCCCCACATATCAAAACGCGATAATCAGCGCGTACCCGTGCCCGCCCTGACCACCGCCTCCTGCGTTTGAGCCTACGGCAGCATTTCCACCACCACCACCGCCACAACCGAGCGAACCGTTTCCACCTGTTCCGCCAGAATGCGCCGCGCCTGTCGTTCCACCACCACCCGAGCCGCCAATGCCGCCCCACGGCTGTTCGATGCGCCATCCGTGCTGTCCGTTGCCTGCGGTCGCGCCTGCACCGGATGCGCCGCCTGTCATCGTCGGGAAGATACCCGCGCCGGTCACGTTTCCGCCCGTGCCGTTGCTTGAGCCACCGCCGCCAGCGCCGCCCGTCAGAGGAAGCACAGACAGAGCTGTAACCGCTGAACCATTAGTCGCTGATCCCGTGCCGCCAATCACTCCGACTTGAGCCACCCAAGCTGCAAGAGAACCTGACCAGATTCCCGCTGTAGCAGCAAAGACCACTCCCGCCGCTCCCGCAGTTGTAGCAACAGCGCCACCACCCCCGCCGTTGGCAAGTAGGATCACGTTCGCCGCTGCAATCGTTCCCGTAGGAGGTTGAGTAGGCCCGATCAATGCAGTTACACCGCCTGCGGTTCCCGCCGTGCCTGCGCCCGTTCCTGCGGCTGTACCTACCCCACCACGCCCGACCATGACATATAGCGTTTTTGGCAGCATGGCGGTCATCAACAGGGCTTTGGTAATCGCTCCAGACCCGCCACCCCCACCGCCTGCTGTAGCGGCTCCGGGAGTCGGCCTGCCACCCGCACCACCTCCACCAACAAGCATGACGTACAGAAACGCCGCGTTTCTCGGAACGGTGTATGGGTACATCGCATCCGTACCCGTCAGGACTCCCGTTGCCGCCGAAGTAAAGGGAGTCTTGAACTCGACTATCTGGATAGCCGAATTGACGGGAGGCGTGAGGCCGAATCCTTCCATTTAGTAATCGCCGCCAAAAGTCGTGACCATGTAGTAGGTGTTGGCATTGGCAACAACACCCGTACAGCAAAGGAGGTACTTTCCTGTCTCCAGTGCGAAGTTCAAAGGAACGATGAAGTCAGGACTCGCCGAGGTAGTTGCAGGGGTGATCGTCGGGATAGCGACTTCGGCAATCATCCGTGTGTTCGCGCTTGACGTTGCTCCACTGGAAACCGTCGAGATGAAAAACCGGATTGTCGTTGCCGCAACAGCAGTCGTTCCGTTGGTTGTGGCAATCTTGATCCGCGCTTCCTTGACGTAGGAACCGTTGGCGCCAGGCGTGAAGGCGATGTAATGCGTCACCGTACCACCGGAGACAACGAAACCCACACCGTCAGTACCGGCACAGACAAGTACCGGAACGCAGGATTCAACGTGCGGCGTGAGGGTGTAGATGGGTTCTTTGTTCGCAGGCACGGCAGTTCTCCTTTAAGGCATGGGTGCTGATTTCGACATGGCAAGCATCTTGCCCGTCATGTTCAGGAAGTACGATGCGGTTGCATCCACGAAGATCGTATGCGTACCGACAGACAGGTTGATGGCGTTGTTCGAGTTGCTTGATTTACGGACAAACGTGCGCTTGAAGTTCGTTGCCGTCGAGAGATACCCTGTTCCGGTTTCCCAATCCACGCCGTCAGCATCGACCAAGACATAAGCGCAATAGATGTTCTGCCCGATGGCATTGTTGATGGTCTGAAACTGCGCCACCGCACCGGCAGTCGTGATGTCACCTGTGCCGGTTGTGGTGGTTGTTTCTTTAGCGCGGTCTGCTAGGGCGTCCATTTATTACGAATCCTCAAGTCTGTTCGATACGAATCTGCTTCCCGTTCGAAAGCGTCCCGATCTTCGGGCGGGACTGCAACTCGACCGCCTTCTGGATGGCGCCAAGGATGGCCGTCTGTGATGCCGCTGTGTCGGTCTGCTTGCTGGCCTGCTCGATCAATGCGCCGCTGAATATCTGTAAGGCTTCCTGCTGCGCCTGGGTGACTCCGGCGAACAGTTCCGCGATCTTGTTTGCTTCCTGATCTGCGGATCCATCGTCCGGGACTTCGACCGTCTGAAGTTTCGCCATGATCTCGGACATAGCGGCTTCAAGCTGTAGGGCTGCCGTGTTGATCTTGGCCGTTGCTTCATTGGCGGCGGCGTTGGTCTTGGTGACCAGCAATTCCTGACGGAGCCGCAGGGACTCGTCCTCGGCAATGCCGCGGGCCTGCATGGCCTGTTCGTCAGACGTTAGCTTGGCGCTCTGCAGCTTCAGGTCGGCCAGCATCTTCTCGAGGCGCCTGCCTTCCTCCTGAATCGCCTGCTCCCGCTGCATGACTTCGCCCTTGGCCTCTTCGACCATCTGCGTAGCGCCCTTGATGACCTTTTCGATCTGCTGATTGGTCTCGTCATCGACCATGAACCGGCCGCCGTCACGATAGCCGGCCAGGCCGAATACCTCTTTCCCGACTTCCTTCATGTCCAGGCTTGGCAGTTCCATCTGCGCGACTGCGGAGTAAGCCTGCATGGCACCCATGAATCGGCCGAGCTTCTGGTCCGGATTGGTGGCGCCCATGCCGACATTCACCGACAGGGTGAGTTCCTGCCCGAGCAGTTCGTCGTTGATCTCGGAAACGCCGTAGGTCTCTATGAGTTTGGCCTGACTGGCGGCGATCGCCAGAATCACTTCGTCGGTCTCGTACTTCTGTTCCATCTTGACCAACTGCCGCAGGACAGGCTCCACCCATGTCTCGGTGAAGGTCCGCAGGGTGTATTCCGTGATCTGGTTCGCGGCGTTGGAGATCATCCCCATCCCGCCGACGGTTTCGTTCATCTTGCGGTTCGTCATGATCGAACCTTGAGAGAAGTTCCCCGTCAGTTCGTCGTAATCGACGTTGATGCGGTCCTGCTCTTGATACGAGGATCCGGTGACGTCGTTGAACTCGACCTCGCGCACATCCCCGCTCACATCGTTGGCAAGGGTCACGGACCCCGGCACGTTGCGCACCAGCGACTTGATATCGACCTGGGCGCCTCGCTTTACAATGTATCGCTTGTTTAGTACCAATTTGACATTGTCGAGGCGCTGATTCACGACCTCGTTGGCCTCGCGCTGCAACTGCTCCCCGAGCATCACCGGGGAATCGGGCATGACCTTGTGAGTCTCGACCACGCAGCAACCCATCACAATCGGGCGTTCTCCGGTGAAATAGACCTCGGCCAAGGGCTTCGCGTCGGTCAGCATGAACTCCGTGCCGAGGGTGTAGAACACCATCTCTTCGCCATCGACGCGCATGAAGTTCTCATGCACCCAGACGATCTCGTAGTCACCGATGGCCGTGTTTCCGGGGTCTTTGCTGTCCTGCCGGTTCTGTTCGCGGGTCTGGGCGGTCGAGTCGTTGTCGTTCTTCATGGCCGACTTGATCTGGCCGTCATCCAGGGTCTTCCACTTCGGCGCCTGGGTCTTCTGATCGATGTTCGCCATCATCGCCTTGACGTCGCAGACGTACATCGGGACGAGGCGAATCACATACGGGCTGGATTCAATCGGGTTGATCCATGACGCGCCCGGGTCGATGCGGATGTTTTCCACCGGCATCAGTTCGATGCACGGCTGATCCTTCTTTACCACCGTGCGGGGACGTTCGACAAGCATCGGCTTGCCGTCGGCGCCAATAAACGGATTGCCGAACTCGTCGGCCATCGTTTCGTATTCCATCACCGACTTGGCTTCGTACTTCCAATATTGGTACGAACACGCAACCCCGACCGTCATGCAGTCCTGCATTGCTCCTACAAGCGTCAGGAACCACGGAATCGTCTTGGTCAGGCGGTAGTTGATGACCTCTTTCCACAGGTCTGCGCTGGCGGCCTGGTTGCGGTCGTTCTGATTGACCGCAGCGGTGGAGATTACGTCGAGGTTGCTGAAGAACGCCGCCGCTGCAGCCGCTTCATGCTTGCGGACCAATGATCGGGACTTCGGTCGGAATATCTTGCTGCGGTGTTTGTAGGCGTCGGACAGGTACTTCGAATCTTGAGGATGCCGGCTTTGGAACATCCGGAGGCCGTCTTCCCACTTCTTGCGGTAGTTGGCATCGACGTAGCTTGTCGAGGATTGGTGGGCGTCTTTCGCCAGTTGGAGCCAGTTTGTCTCGGCCATCAGAATTGCCCCAGTCCCGTATAGTTTGCGATGCCATCGACCTGGGTGACTTCCTTGTCGGTGCGCTGGCCGCGTTCAAGCCTGGCGCGCTCGAGGATCTCGCCGCCGGCCCGCAAGACTTCCTGCTTCATCACCTTGGCGTCGTGCTTGATGGCGTTGATCTTGAGGACGTATCCCCAGAGGCTCGAAACAAACAGGTCTTTGATGATGACCGCGCCGCCCCTCACGGTGACGGCCCACATGTGTCCAGGGTAGGCGGTGTGCAGGTCTTCAGCGACTTGCTTGGCGACGGACATTTCCGCGAGGGTATCAACGTCTGCGGTTGCGATCATATGGTCTTCACCCGAAGTTTGAACCCGGACTCGTCAATGATCGCCCCGACCTCGGCATTCTCTTTCTCAACACCGGGAGGGTAGTCTTTCACATCAAGCCAGGTGCCGCCGAATTGGTGGGCGCACTCAGAATACCATATTGGATGCGTTGTGGAAACAAAGTGATCGGAGTGGTTACTCCGTAACCTCATCGTCGGGATTGCACTCCCGCTCGATGACTCGAACCTTTTCTGATCCCAACCAGGCGTAACCCTCTCGGGAGTGGACAAGCTTGATTCCTTCCGGGAGGGCATCGTATTCAGCGGTTGTAAGGTCCGCCATTGCTGCCCGTATCGTCGAATTTCCTGCCATTGTTGAATTCATAGGCTGGCTCCGGTTTGTTCCAGTCCTTGCCCTCGGCGCGTTTCACCAGGGCGGCGTAGTCAAGCGGCTTGGTGCGCGGTGCGGCGGGCGGGGTGTAGGTGTAGGCCATGATCGTACCTCACGAATCTGCGTAATGCTCCGGCTCGAGCGCGCCATCCTCGATCAAGACGGGTGGCCTTGGGTCAAGATCATACACGCGGCTGGCGGCATCAATCAAGTCCTTCAGCGGGGCGAATGGATAGAACATAACCTGTTCCTTGAACTGCCTGGTCAGATCGTAGATGTTCCCGTCCGAGTCCTTTTTGCGGATTGGCTTGGCGATCCGGTACGGCTGGCCGGCGTCTTTCACCACGGATTGATGGCTCGTAAGCTGCGGGCAGTCCTTCGGCACGAAGAACTTGTGCGACCTGAAATCCGGCCCGAGGCGCTGCACCCGGTCATCCTTTGACCCCTCACCATCCCGCGGCCACTTCAACTCGACAATTGGGAAGCTGTTGGTCTCGACCTCCATGCGCTCGTAGAAGTAGTCGAGATCGGCCTGGGCGCCAAAGGCTTCGTACCCGACCGAGATCATCTGAACGCCGGGCTGGTTGAGCCAGATGCGCCGCATGTCCTTGACCGCGGCCCATCTGTCTGACAGGTTCATCCGGTGATTCACGCCGTCCAGCAGGTACTTGTTGCGCGCCGAGTCAATGCCGATCACCGCAATGGCCGTGTTGGCGCTGCCCTTCTTCATACTGCGCGCCGGATCCACCAGGATATAGATGTTCAGGGTCGCCGGCCGAACTTCGAACTCCTGCAGGTCGGTGACGTCGAACATGGCCTGCTGGCCGGCGATGGGGTTCTGCAGTTGCTGGCAGGCTATTGTTTGTGGGCCTTGGTCAATCTTTTTCTTTGCCCACTGCGCGGGGGTCAGGAGTACGGGGTTCCCGTCTTCGTGTCCATTGTCAGTCGCCGGGTAAATTCGTGGCTGCAACGCCTTCCGTTCCAAGATGGCGCCGTATGTGTCAGCGAATGAATACCTGGTGCCAATCGTCCATCTGCGTCCGTCAGCGGTGCCAAGGTTGTCGCTCAACTCCCACGCCTCGGTTGTTTTCTGCACCTGTTCTGGAGTCGTGACACTCTCCCTCGTCACAACGTCATCGTAAATCCGCAACTGGTAGTGCTTTGACGTCGGCTGACCATCCACAAGTCCCCACGCCTCGATAGTGGCCTCTTTCGGGTTCGACTGCCTCTTTACCGTGATCCCTGTTTCAATCGACCAGACCGGGGCATCCTTTACCGGGTTGTCCCACAATATCGACGGGTACAAGGCGACCAGGTTCTTGTTGCTCTCAAACTCACGTTTGATCTGCGTCAAAAACGCCTTGGCTATCGGCCTGGTGTGGCTGAACAGCCCGATGGTGATTTCTTGGTTGTTCAGTATCTCCTGGATGCTGCCGGCGTAGGTAATGATGGTGCTTTTCCTGTGGTCGCGCGCCCACAAGTCCAAAAACTCATTCGGGGCGGCCTCTACCTCCCGGCACCTGGCGTACAGCCACGGATGAATAATATCCAAACGCTTGAGTAGGTGGGTAAGCAGGAAAAACCTATCGCCGGCCCCGATCGCGGCCAGTTCCTCATCACCGCATCCCGGGGTATGGTAAAGGTCATCGTAGAAGTCCAGCGCGTCATCCATCGACGCACCCTTCAACCAGTCAAGCGCCTTGCTGACGAAGTCGCCGGTACTCGATGAACTCATGGGGCAGTTTGTTTCCCTTTGACCTGTTGCACGGCGGGCAAAGCAATTGAAGGTTATCCGGCCAATTTGTTCCGCCCTTGGTCAGCGGGATCACATGATCAACGTGGTAATCGGTCAGCACCTCATGGCAACACGCGCACTCATTCCCTTGCTTCAACCTCATTGCCGAAATGTCCGCCTTTGTGTATCGGCCCTCGGCCCCAGCCTTCAGCGCTCGGCGCCTGGCTACAATTGCCCTCATCTGCTCGGGATGGTTCTTTGCCCATTCTCGGCAAATCTTCCGGTGATGATCTCTGTTTTTCTCCAACCACCTATTTTGCCTAGCATTTATGGCCGGCTTATTGGTGATGTACCTGGCCCTTTGCCGGCTAAGAATCGCATCTTTGTTCGCTTTGTACGATTCAGAGAGCCTGACGCGCTCCCGCTCAATTACTTCCGGGCGCAGCCGATAGGCCGCTTTGGATTCTTTCGTGCAGGCTTTGCACAACGAATACCTGCCGTCTGATGATGCCGCGTTTCTCGGGAACAGGTCGAATGCTTTGACTTCCCCGCACCTGTTGCAAGGTTTCATCCCTATTTCCGCTTTGCCCGGATCGCGTCGAAATCGAGTGCAATCCTCGTCCTTAACTCAAGCGGGGCGTCAGGGTCGCCGGTTATCTGGACGCTCGACAAATCCGGCAAAGCCTTTGAAAGCAACAGTTTGATTGCATTGAGCCTATTCGGACTGATGTCTTCGTCGGTCAATTCCCCGTCGGCGTACTTCTGGACGCGGGTCAGCAGGTTCGAAACCTTGATCTTGGCCCGCACATCATCCTGGTGTGTTTTACGCAGTCTTTCGGCCATTTCGTTCTCCTTCAGCGCCCTATTGGGTAGCCCTTGATGTGGTCATCTTACACCGCAAACGGTCTGCTCAGCAAGACCTTGGGTGATAGGGGTATGGGGCAAGGGGGCTTGACCCCATGCGTTGAAAGGTTCGTCGCGCAGCAAAGAACCGATAAATGCGAGGCTATCACAGGTTTTTCCTTGGCCGGCACGTTAATTAGTGCTTACTTTCAATGTGGTCATTGCAAACAGCGGGATCACGGATTGAATTTAGACCGCAAATACCGCTTGACATCCAACCGTGCGGCTTTGCGCGAGAGTAATCACTCACTTACATGTGGCGTCATATCGGAAACCATTGCGCCAAAACCATATTGACGGAAGTGAGTAACCACTAACATGCCGCAGTCGTTACCTTCCTCCGCTTCCAATCAACGCACCGCACATCCCTCAAACTCTTGTAAAGCCTGCAGTACTGCTTCGGCCCCAGAAACGTCCATTTCTTGCTCGTCCAGGCGCACCCGGTGCAAGGTTTGAGTGCGTGATCGTGTTCTCCGCGCCCGAGTAGGCAGGCTTTGCAGGTCATCGCGTTCCCCCGTAGATTGCCTCTAGCGTCCGGTCCAGGGCCTCGAGTTCGTGGGCCTTAAACAGGCTCCAGCGTTGCCGGGTGCCGTGGATGCCGTGGGTGCCTGTGTGGCATTCGACGCAAAGCGGAACCACGCACCAGTCGCCCGACTTCCGCCCGGGCGTCCTGCCCTCGAGGATGTGGTGAAGGTGCGCGAACGGGTGACCGCAGACGATGCACCCGGCCTCGCGGCCGTAGTCGGCTACCCGTTGAAGGTGGCGTTTGCCGGCGGAACTCATACCTCATCCACCATGCTTTCCGCCATCTCGGCAATCTGATCCTCGGTCATCGTCGGCCAGTATCGCTCGGCAATTGTACGGCAGATGCCGCGGGCCGCCTGGTGGAACTCCCCCTCATCCATGCTCTCGAATGACAAGCTGCGCGGGATCAACTGAATGACCGTGCCGTACCCGATCACGTTGATCCCGATCTCGTCGCAGGCCACCTTGCCCTCGATCTGCAACCGCTTGACGGCCATGTGTGCGTCGAGGCCGGCGAAGGACTCGAGGTTCCTGACCGCAAGTTGCCCAATCCGATGCACCAGGCGATTGAACTTTGGGTTGCGCGGTTTCTTCAGGTCGGCCGACAGCAGGTCACCGATGGCATAGCCCCTGGCGCGCAGCATGGATGCGGCGTAATTGTCGGCCGGAACCAAGGCGCCTTTGGCAACGCGCAGGTAGATGACGGGGCGCCGACTCATGGCTTTTTCACCGAGACAATGACGAACCCACCAATGCCGGCCGCCAACCGCGGCGCCGGCCCCATCACGAACCTCGAGTCATCTACCCTTGGAATCAACTTCCCACTCCTTGATAATTGGCTGCATTACCTTCTTGATTGCCTTGTACGCTTTAGCATCGATCACCAGCAGTTTGATTGTTGGGTGGTACTTCGCCATTCGCTTGATCTTTGTTTTACTGCGGTCATCCATCCACCCTTTGACTTCGTGGAATACAATTTTCCCGCTAGTCTCCACAACGCGAAAATCTGGAAGGTAACTCATACACCCTCGCTTGATCCCTTCAAACCAGAATGTCTCGGGTTCATGCAGCCAACTATCGATCTGGCCCTTTACCCGTAACCACTCAAGATACCGAGCATAATTTGCCTCCCATTTGCTTCTGTAGTATTTACGGACTCCACCAATCTCGCGCCAACCAGCGCCCCATGACGAGTTGGCGCGATTCATTGTTTGCATCGTCCCGCTTACCTCGCGGCCCTTCATGGTTTTGACGATGTGTTCGTCTTGCTGCTCTTTTGTCATAGCACACCACCGCTCAGATGACTTTTTTGAAATTGCAGCCTTGGCCTCTGGCGTGTGCTTCATCCCCAGCGCCCCGCGTGGATGCCCTTTCTCTGCGATATATTCTTTTACTCTTTTACTTATGTGAATACTTAACTCCGCCTTGGATGAAAACATTGGCTTGCGTATTTTTCTAACCTCTGGCGGAAGCATATCTCGCCCCTGATCCGTCAAGCCGAACTGACGAGCCTTTCTGCAAACCAGAGACTTGTGGCGGCCTAGTTCCACCGCCAAGGAATCAAGGTTTATTTCAGCCCCGTATCTCACTCCACGGTACGCTTCCTTAAGCCGGTCAATTTGTTCTTCTGTCCAATCGTCGCTTTTATCGACAAGCCCAAGTATGTGACACCGACCGCGCACTGCATTTATGCTGCGACCAAGTGCCTGCGCAATTTCTTTGTGGGTACAGTTTTTCACTGCGCCTCGAAGGTGGGCGAGTTCTTCGTCACTCCAGCGATTAGCTTTACTCACCATGATTCGCCTCGCACGGTTGCCCAGGTTCCTTCGATCAGTTCTGTCACAGTGTTCCTCCCACTCGCGGCATAGACTTCCTGAGTCCCGCCAGAATCTTCGACCATCCAATGCGCTCTTTCCACTCGACGCCATCGGCTATGACCTTGTAGCAGTCCACCCGATCCGTCCGGTACAGGTCTAGCGTGTGAATCTTCTCGCCGAAGTCGAAATCACAGATGATGATCTGCCGCCGCAACTCGGGCAGCACGGAAGGGTAGTCCGGTGCGGGCGGTTCAAGTCGCGCAGCTTCCCGGCCCCGCCGCATTGTTGCGAGTTTGGCGCGTTGGGCTTCGGCTTTTTTGGTCAGTCGGTACATGGTCAACCTTGCACGCTAGGTACACTTATCGTTCGGCGTCACAGACCCGCATGGGCCGCACAGTGCATACGCTGCATTCAGCACCAGCGCATCCGGGTCGAAGTCCGGTTCTGTGCCGTTCATCGTCGCGCCTCGCACTGCCCAACGCACCGCAGCCTTTATCGCCTCGCGCTGGCTGTTGTCGAAGATCGGCAGCGGCGTATCCGGTGAGCAATCGCGTTCACTGTCCCATCCTTCTGCGTTCGGTGCGTAAAGCCAGTGGTCTTTCGGCAGCGGAAACGATCCAACGAAGAACCCGCTTCCGTCTGGTAGTTTGTGCATGTCTTTCTCCTTTTCAAAAGTCGGCGCTGGTAAGACGCCGAACCCATCATTCCAGGGGAGCTTCGCCAAAAGCGGCTCATCCCCCTGAATTCAGACGTTGGCAGGCAAAAGCATGTCGCCCTGCACCGCCGTATCGCCAGCGCCGACTTTTGGCGCAGCGAACATTTGCTCTTGTGCTTGAGCACCCGTCACCCGAGGCACCGCGATTCCGTGGAAATATTCGTGCTCTCGCTCAATCCCGATAAATCGCCGCCCTTCCAAGTGCGCCGCCTCGCCAGTGGTTCCGCTCCCCATGAAGCAGTCCAAAACCGTGTCGCCTGCGTCCGTGGTCAGCCGTATCAGGTGCCGCATCACGTCCACCGGCTTCTCTGCCGCGTGCGCCGTCGTCTTGCTGTTTCCGGCCATCCAGCGGCAGCGGTAAATGTCGCTCGCGCTCCGGTTGTCTATCTTGGCGTCTGGCATTCCGGCAAAAAGCACAACCTCGTAAGTCGGGCGCAGTTGGCGCGGCCCTGCCGGGCCGATCCACTCCTTGTCCCAAATCATCAGCGAGTCCACTTGCCATTTCACCTTGGCAAACGCATAGAGCAGTGTCGGCAGGCTGCGCCAGTTGCCGAAGACACAAGCAAACCCGTCTTGCTTCAGTGCGCGCCGCGCCAGCTTCAGCCATTCGGCGTACCACCACGCGCTGTTTTCCATGTCCGCCCATCCGCCAGCCTTCGCGCTTGCGTCGCCGGTCGAGATCGCGCCAATCATGTATGGCGGGTCGGTTATCACCGCATCCACGCTCATCGGCGGCAATTCCGCCATTACTTCCAGGCAGTCGCCTTGCCACAGTTCAGCGTTACCGATTTTCACTTTCTCAGCCATCATCACTCCGTAGTTACGTTTTGCCTGCCAACCCGTCGCTCAAGCGGGACGCGCCGCGATAAGGCCGCGTCGCGCCCCTTAGCTATGCGTTAGGCAACTCGATTGAGCCGGTCGCCTGGTTTCCAAAAACGTCCCACCCTTCCCGTGTCGGGAACAGAGGGGAACGATCCCTTGCAAACATTTCGAGGTACGGCCCAAGGCACACGCGCTCAATCATCGTGTAAAACTCCTCCGGCTTTTCTGAATGCCCGCGCTTCGGCCACACAAACCAAGACGTGCTTTCTCGCATTCCGGTCGTGTTCTTTGTCCTGGCGTTCGACCTTTCGCTGATGCGCTGCCCTATCACTACAAACTCTGTATTGGTTGTGAACATCCCACCTAGGCCAACGCCGTTTTCTGGCTTACACCATGTCAGCGTTTGCCGTGGGGTGCATCCCCACGACCGCATGACCTCAAAGCTCTTTTCAAGGTATTTGTTCGTTGTCCACATGAAAACATACCCTTCGCGCACCAGCATTTGTTCAACCGGCATTGCCTTTATTTCGTCAAGCGTCATCGTGTCGTATGGGATGTCTCGCCCGTGGAACCCTTCCGGGTACTCCCAAGGCGGGTCAATCACAATGCACCGCCATTGCCTAACACGGCGGTCAACACGGACGCCTGCCGGCGATAAAGCCGCCGTCATGCGCCTGTTACCTCAGCGTTAGACCCCAATAGCGTCATCTGTGCCGGCTCCGAACACCAGAACACCCATGCGTTATGCTTCCGTCCTCGACGGTTTCCCACGTCACGCTGTCCCATGCGCCGGAAACCCATTGCCTCCCAAAAACTATTGGCGTCAATGTCCTCCGCGACCCAACACGAAATCCTTTCATACCCTTCCTCCTCCGCTTTGCGAATCAACCGCCCGACCAATTCAGCGCCGTGTAGCCGTCGCTGTGCGTCGTACTGAATGCAGACTTGGTACACCCTCAACACAGGCCATCCGTTGCCCCACACCAGGAACCCACACGGCTCGCCGTTCTCGTCCTGCGTCCAAAGTTGTCCGGTGTCTCGGTAATGCTCAAGCCGAGGCCGAGGCAGGAACCCTATTTCCTCGTAGTGCTTCTTGCTCAAGGCATCAACGAATGGTATGGGGTCTAACATTTCGTCCAACGCGGACGCCCTACGGGCGCCGGTTAACTCCACCGTTCGGCGTCACTGTGCAATCTCCACGCCCCATCGAGCGCCACAGTCCTTGCACTGCCAGCGCTCAAACTCTCCGTCGTCGCTTTCGTATGTGCATTCGCGGTTTTCGTGCTTGCATGCCGCCCGCTTCTCCGCAGTCTCTTTCATGCTGTCGCGGAGGAATTGCGGTATCTGGTACTTCGTTTGTGTCTCGTCCATTCGCGTCAAACCCCTTTGTGTCTCATATGTGGCGTTTCGTTAATCACTACGCGCCGCCGAACCCGTCGCTCAAGCGGGACCGTCCGCAAGCGGACGGCCCCTTAGCTCTTCGTTATACCTCACCCAACCCATCGCCACTTTCCTCCTACGAGGTCGTTGCCAACTGGTTGCGCGGTGCGCCCTTCGCGGCTGTGCCACATTGCTGCACTCCCGCCCGCATCTTCCTTGTCGAGCCGAAAACCAGCAGCCCGTAAACTGGCCCCGCCTTCTTCGGGCAGGGTGTAGGTAAAAACCGGGTCATGTCCAAGCGCCCGCGCTGCCTTCCGTGCCGCTCCGTAAAGCATCGAGCACGCGTTTCGCGCCCCATCTGTGCAAAGGCGCGTTATCTCTGCGGCCAGTCCATCGTTCAGTCTCGGCGCTACTGGCCTGCCAACAATCGCCACGCCGCGCAGTACTCCGGTTTCATCCTCAACGCCAACCGCGAACTTGTAGCCAACCACTGGGCGGCTGTGCCTGTGCAGTCGGCGCACAAACTCATTCGCGGTTTTCAGGTCGGTCGGCACAATTCGCAGTTTCATCGCGTGAGGCATAACCTGTCGGTCAAGCGGACGGCGGCAAGCCGCCTCCGCTTACCTTTGCGTTATACGTCTTCGATTCCAACCACGCAACCCGATTCCCCACGATCTCCGCGTCGGCCGGGTGAAACGCATCGCACCGCCTCGGATACCGCGCGCCGACGTACATCAACTGCGGCAGAGGTCCGCATTTCCCGAAGCCATGCCGCGCCATCTCGCGTTCGTCGGTGTCTTCCCGGCCGAAGGTGAAGTTGGAGCAGTCAATGCAGCAGACGGTCATGAAAAGCACCTGTCTTCCGAGTAGGCAAAGGTTTCTTGGTTGAAGTAAAGGCCAATCTTGCCCTCCCACTCCCCGTTTCGCTGCTTGTCGCAGATCAAAAAACAGTCTGGGTCAGTTCCGATCAACCCGGTACGGGCAGCCTCCTCCTGTTTTTTGTTCCTCCAGACCGTGACCACGTTGTCGACTTGGTCGGTCATGGTTCCCGTTCCCTTGATGTCCATCTTGCCTGGGGCGCTCATTTCGTCCTTCTGCTTGCGCGAGTGCGCAACAAGGTGGATGTGCATACCGGTGTCCCGCCCGATGGTGCAGAGGTGGTCAAGGAAATGCTTCTGTGCGTTGTAGTCATCCTCACCTATCCCGCACTTCATCAGGGAGTCAATGACGAAGTGGTCGGCCTTGAGGCGGTCAGCGCAATACCGAAGCACCGCCAGCATCTTGTCCTGGCGAACGGCACCAAGTTGGTCGTATAGCCACAACACAGGGTCAGTCCATTTGTGAAACTGGCCGATGGCGGAGGCGCTCGGCGTCCGTCCGTACTCTTGCCGGCACATTCTGGCAAGCGTCAGCATTGGCCGCATTTCCATCGAGGCGACAACCACCCGCTGACCCTGCCGGCAAAAATTCACGCAAGCCTGGCCGAGTACCATTGACTTTCCAGACCCGTTGAACCCGCCCCAAAGCGTCGTTTCCCCTTTCCGGAACCCGATCTTGCTGTGTGTTTTTGCCCAAGGCAGATGGGCGCCACGGTTCCCCTCGGGGCCGTGGAAGTAATCAACAACCTGCTGCTCATAGTCGCCGGCAGACCTGACCCGGTGCGCCGTGTCCGTGTCTTCCATGTACTCGCTGAAGTCGAGCGAATCAGGCAGTAGCTTTGCCATGTCCGTGCCTTTCCGTTATCCAAGGGCAGTGCGCCAGTGCTTCCGCTTCAAGCCGCAGGCGCTCGTCAGTTTCTGCTTTCGTCTTGGCGATCGTGGTCCGCGCTCGGTCCCACTGCTCCGCCCATCGGGTTTCCCCAAGTTCGCAGTCTCCCCATTTCTTTGACCACTCCCACCCAAGGTCGGTGCTGTACTCGCCGCAGAAGATCGTCAGCCGCTCGGCGTATTCCTTCACCCTGTCGATTAGGTCGGTGTAGGTAGGGTTCGCCTTCGGGGAGTAGATCATTACGTCCAGGCCGATGAACGGGCGGAAGTCATCAAGCCGCAGATCCCCCTCGGCCACCAGAACCATTCTGGCAAACTCGTTGGCGTAGCGCGGCTCAAAATATTGGCACCCGACATCAACCTCAAGGAACACAGGGCGCCGGCCGGACTTTCGAAGCGCGATCAGGTGCTGAATGCCGTGGATCATATCCAGTCCTTCACTGCAGACACGGCGCCAGAGTCACCATCCTCCCACCGACGCTGATTGAGCCATGTCGCCGGGTTTGGTATGAACTGGCCGTTGTCCTTCTGCCACTGAGCGGACTGCTTTTGAACTTCAAGAGCGGAAATCACGGAGTCAAATTCCCCGTTGATCTTTGCCCTCGCCCATGATGTCTCCGCGGCGCCCTTCCCAACCTTCTTCGGATAGGCTTTCCAGAACACATCAAAATAGGTGTTAGAGACAGAGACAGAGACAGAGCGCGCGAGGGGTATCGTTGTGTTATCTTTTTGATCTTCACTTGATATCGTGTTGATATCAGATATCACGTTGATATCGTCCTGTATCAACCAATGCGAAAGCTTTGAGACATATGATTTAATTGCCTTTTCTTGCAGGCGCAGTCTGAAAGCTATCTCCTTAACATCCGGTAGGTCGCCGCCATTCTCTGACGCCAACAGCCACAACGAAATTAAGCACTTTGCTGCGTCTGAATCAAGTTCGTGCCAATTTTTATCATCGAGTAGCTTTTTGTAAAGCTTGATCCAGGGTGGCGCACGATCTTTGAAGTGCTGAAATTCACCCCAATTTTTTACTCTGAACGTCATGCCATAACCCCTCGGTGCATCGCCATCAGAGGGGTAGAAATTTCGGCAACAGGATGCCGTCCGCACCTAAGCGGCCCTGAGATGGCGATGCACGGAATGGTCATTACGGGACTCCTGCTAGATTAGGCTTTCTACGGCCTGAGTTCGAAGAATGCGCCTTCACTTCGGCGTTGTCAAGCCCTTGGCGCGGCGTTCCAGCACCGGCCGCACCGCAGCCGCCAGCGCTTCCTTGCGCTTCTTCTCGGCGGATCGCTGAACCCATGCGTTCCAGGCTTTCATTTGCTCTAGTGTGACGTTCATTTCGCGCCCCTCACATATTTTTTGAGAATCTGGCGCACCCGTTCATAGGACATGTCGAACATCTGCCCTATTTCTCGGAGTGACCATTTGGCTTTATGGAGCCTGACGATCTCTCTGTCGCGCTCCGCGTAAGCCTTCGCTACGATGTCTTTTTTACGTGTCATGGGACGGAATGTATCACAGGAAAAATAAAAGTGCAAATAAACTTGACACGTTGCCACGGATGCGGATAATGATGGTCAGCAGCAAAACAAAACCACTGGAGAACCACCATGAACACCGACTACAAAATAGCCCGCGCCGCCGCGCAGCGCCTGGCCGAGCAGCAGTTCGAAGCAACGATGCGCGAGTACATTCTGGACAACGGCCGCAATATGTTTGGTGACGGCCGCAAGTACCAGTTCGGCGGCGCCCACAACTTCCTCTCCACCGTCGAGTCCGTGTTTCACAAGCTGGCCGAGGAGTTCGGCTGCGCCGACTATGAGCAGGTCGCGGTCTTGATGCAAGACGTTCTCAATGAGTCCGACCTGCCCTTCACCCACAAGGTCGAGCAGTCCGATGATGGCCCCGATCGCCACGACATCGAGGCCGAGATTGCCGACTGCCGCAACGACGAAAGGAAGTGCGCAGCATGAGTCCCTGGACCATCGAGCAGGACACGTTCCTTGTGAACAACTACGCGACGATGCGCGCCGAGGATATTGGCGCCGCCGTCGGCCGGTCGAAAGAGGCCGTCTATTGCCGGGCGAAGTACATCGGGTTGCACAAAGAAAATCCGGCGAACTTCCGCAAAGGCACCAAGAACGGTAGGCCGTTCGCCCCCGGCAATGTGCCGTGGAACGCCGGAACCGCCAGAAAGTCGACTACGCCCCTGCGTGACAAGATCGTCGCCATCTTTGCAGAGCGGCAAGAGGCAACGCTTGCCGACCTATCCAAAGCGACAGGATCAACAACCGCGGCCTGCTGGAAGGTCTGCTCCGCGCTTCGCGCCTCCGGGAATATCCACGTTGCGAGGTATCAGCGGTCAGCGCGCACGGCGATCAACCATGAGGCGGTCTATCGCATTGGATTGGGCGTGGATGCCGAGCGGCCTGGGTTTGTTGAACCGCAACCGGTACTCGATGACCCGTATGAAATTCAGCCGATCCCGGCGCCGAAACTTGGCCCTTGGGGTTGCGTCTGGACAGTAGCAAAACAAACCGCCGAAGAATCGGCAGAAAGGTAGCACAGCATGGAAACGACAACCACCCCGACCGCAGTTGCGGTTCAGCGCGCGGCGCCGGCATTCAGCCTCGCGCCCCGCAACCTGACAGAGGCAATGGAGTTCAGCAAGTTGATGGCCTCGAGCGAACTGGTCCCCAAGAACTTCAAGGGCAAGCCCGGTGACGTCCTGATCGCGGTCCAGATGGGCGCCGAGGTCGGTCTCGCGCCGATGGCGGCCATCCAGAACATTGCCGTGATCAATGGCAAGCCCGGACTCTTCGGTGATGCTGGCAAGGCCATCCTTCTGGCGGCCGGCGTGACCATCGAGGAAGACGATATGGAACTGATCCAGAAGTCCGGCATGGCGCGCTGCCGCGTCACCCGTCAGGGGCGCCCGCCGGTCGAGCGCACGTTCTCGATCGACAACGCCAAGACTGCCGGCCTCTGGAACAAGGAAGGCCCATGGCGCAGTTACCCCTACCGGCAGATGGCCTGGCGCGCCTTCTGGTTCGCCGCGCGCGATGCCGCGTCCGACCTGCTCAAGGGTCTGGGCGGCGCCGAGGAACTGGTGGACATTGAACCGCGCGAGATCAATCCTCGCCCGTCAGGTGCTGCCGTCGCCGCGGCCGCCGCCGAGGTTGTTGCGCCGCGCGATGATGCCACCCTGTCGAAGATCGCAGACCTCGAGGTTGTCGCCAAGGAGCAGGGCCGCAAGAAGTTCCGCGAGACTTGGGCCGCCATCGACCCGGCAGTCCAGAAGGTGATCGGCATTGAGGAGCGCAACCGCATCGACAAGATGGCCGGCGATGCCGACGAGGCGCGCACGGTCGAGGGGCAGGCAACCGTGGTGACCGATGCGGCCGCCGATCCGGACGGGAGTTACCCGGGATGAGCGAGATCATCGAACAATGCAGCGCCGCATGGCATACGCTCCGGTGCGGCAAATTCACCGGCTCGAGGTTTGCCGAGGTGATCGCCCGCAACAAGAAGACCGGCGAGAAACTCAAGGCATGGGATGAGCTGGTCTGGGAGATTGCCGCCGAGCGTTTGACCGGCACCCAGGACGCAGGGATCGACGCCTATGCACTCCGTTGGGGCCGCGAGGTGGAACCGTATGCCCGACAGGCTTACGAGGCCGCCACCGGTCATTTCGTTGATCAGGTGGCCTTCATCGTGCATCCGACCCTCCCCTTCGTTGGGGTCAGTCCGGACGGTCTGGTCAATGACGATGGCGGCCTCGAGATGAAGGCTCCAAAGAATAGCGTGATCCACCTCCAACGGTTCGATACCGGAGTGCCGGATGAGTACACCCCGCAAATCCAAGGATGTATGTGGGTGACCGGCCGCGCCTGGTGGGACTTCGTTTCCTACGATCCGCGCCAACCCGAGAAACTCCGCTTGCTGCGCCTCACTGTGAAGCGTGACGATGCCTATATCGCCAAGCTTGAGGCAGCCGTGATCGAGGCAGAAACAGCAGTGCAAGCAATCGTGTCCAAATTCGAGAGGAGAATGGCAGCATGAACGAACTCACCGTAGTCGAGCGCGCCGCAGTCGCGCTTCAGTCCGATGTCGCCGGCAAGGAACTGGCGACCCTGGTCGAGCAGTCCAAGTCGATCACCACCGTGACCAACAAGGACGGCCGCACCGAATGCCACGCCGCGGCCATGCGCGCCGACGAAGAGGCCGAGCGGGCGCGGCGCGAACAGGCCATCCGCGACGAAGAACACCGGCTTGCAGAGCAGGCCAAGGCAGCACAAGAGGCGGCCGAACTGGCGGCCTTTCCAGAAGTCACCGCGCAACCGGCGCCCGTTTCCTCCAGTGGCGGGCTTGACGAAACGGTTGTTGCGGTGGCGCCTGCCACTCCGGTGGCGCGCCTCATCGACCGGCTCGACGAACTGGTTCGCCAGATGACGGATGTCGAGTTGTCCGATCTCTGCGTCCACGCCGCGCACATCCTGGCCGAGCGGAAGGTTGCAGCGTGACCGAGATCACCTACGAACCGAATCGCGAACCGACGCCGGCCGAGCAGTTGATGGCCGCCATTCCAGAGGCCATCTCTGCATGGCGCCGGCACATCGACCAATCCACCAAGGTGCCGGAACGGTGCGCTGAACTGGTGGCGCTTGAATCCGCGTGGAACCGGCACAAGGAGGCCACAGAATGAACCCTCACGATCAAAACATGCCCCGTCAGGCCGAGTTCATGCTGGCCCGACTTGTCGCTACCCTGTTATTCGGTGCCTGCTGTTTTGTAGTCGGATACTTGGTAGCCGAGGCAAGGATGAAACTTGACCCGCCTCCGTGCAAGCCTATCAAGCAGGCGATGTACGAAAGTAAGGGCGATGTGAAGTATTGGCGCGCATATACGAGGAGTTTGCCGAAATGATCGACACCATCGAAGCCCTGCGCCGTGAGCGGGATGAATGGAAGATCGGCGCACAAGAGGGGCGCAAGGCGCAAGAGAAGTACATGGAGATGTGCGTTCAACTCGCCGCCTCTCAAGCCCGTGAGCAGCAGTTGCGGGAGGCGTTGGAGAAGTGCAGGAACTTGTGTGAGCATCCAGAGGATATAACTCTAATCACCAAGAATGCACTCGCCCTCCACCACGACGGAGACACCGCGCTCAAGCAGTACGGAGCGAAGCTGTTGCGGGATGCTGCTGAGTGGTTTGACAATAATTGGTGCGACGATCCCGTAGCGTACAGACTTAACCGCATGGCCGACGAACTGGAATCCCAATGAGAACCCTATTCCTTCGCTTCATCTACGGCTACTACCGAGTCAACGCCTACCTCGCCTCGCACATGGACGGGCAACCGGAGATGCAGATTCACCAGAGTACCGCTGACGAGTACCATCGGCAGTGGTGCAGGGAGAGCATTCAGTAATTCGTTCTACTTCACCACACGCAACCGCAACCACTTGCGAAACCTGGCGCGCAGTTGAGATGGGAACGGCGCGAACCGGTTGAGGCGCAGCGTTGAAATCCGGCAGCGAAGGAGGCCTGACCTCATGGCTTGTAGTGCGATGCGCCGCCTACCCTTACGCCGGCATACATTAGGCTTGCCCGGAGGCTCCCAGCCCCCTCTTCGCGCAGCAGATCGCGGAGGATTTCGTCGGCCTGCTTGCGCGAGACTTGGGCCGTGACGTAGAGATAATCATGCACAACGGCGGCACGATGGCCGATATTGCCAAAGAGCATGAAGGCCAGGGGGATTCTTGGGACGCTAGCGAAGTCGGTAATGAATCCATTGGGAACGCGGATCAGACTATCTCCGATAGCGACCAGCAACGGGGCGAGTAGTTGCCAGTTCTGCCCATCGATATAGCGAACATCCAGCGTTGTCAGGAATCGAACGGTCATTTCACCCCCCCGTACTCCAGGGAGTAGTGATTGCCGTCAGCGAACCGACCACCCCACGTTCCTCCTTGAGACTCCCACCACACGCCCAGCGGCTCGTGGTCCTTGGTCGCCGTCAGGAACTCGCCGTCCTTGAACAGGTTGAGGTCGATGGCCAGGCGGCGCTTATGGGCGCTGCTGGCGTTGCCGTAGGACTTGAATACTCCTACTGCACCGAAGGCGCGCGGATCGCGGTAGGCATCGCCTAGCGTGACCTCGTAGCCCATCGCGTGCGCCTTGTCGATCAGGCGCGGCACCATGCGGGCAAACTTTTTTTGCATGTCGCCCAAGGTTTCCACTACTGTTCCCGATGTAACACGGCGAAATGCGCCTCAACGTGCGACAAGCGGCGCTCGAAGTCGACATTCTGCGAGATTTGTCGGCGGTCGATTTCAGTCACCCGGCCATGCAGGTCGGTTTCGATCTTGGTCAGTTGCCCCTTAATTTCCGATATCTCGGACTTGATACCGTTCAGGACAAGCACGATCAGGAAGCCAATGGTCGAAAGCAAGACCCCAATTCCGAACAACACATAGACTTCCATTTGTTCCTTTCCCGCCTTATGGTGGCGTGGATGCGTTGATAAACCTAGAATGCTACCCAATTCGTTCCGTTGTCGAACACCGGGGAATTGATCGCGCCTCCACCTACGATAATCGTCAGGAATGCCGGCGCAAGTGCGTCAGTGACATACGCTATCCGTCCCACAGTTCCGGCAGCAGGCAACGTCGCCACCGTGTAGCCAATCATGGTCAAAGTTGTTCCACTGATTGACCCGCCAGTGATTGCTACGCTGTTCGCCGCCTGCGATGCGATAGTTCCCGCGTCGGAGATGGTCGCAAGCAGTTGCGTCCCGCTGTGGTTCGCCCTGGCCCTGTCTGCCGCGTGATAATGCAACGTCGAATCCCCCGCATCCGTCAGGTCGGTATGATTCGTCGCCGTCAAATGCGTGTAGCTCGCCGTGTTCAGGTTTTGCAGATCGGCATGATTCCGAGTTTCGATGTCGGTCAGGTTGCTTCCGGTGAAGGACAGTCCAGACCATAGCAGTTGCCCGGTAGCGGTCAGGCGTTTCCACAGCAAGAACAGCCAACCGTCTATCGGTTGGCCTGTCTGCGGGGGAGGGGCTAGGGGTACTTGGGGCATGTTATGCTTTGCTTATGGGATGGGAATACGTCATGGCGCTTGGAGTCGGAGTAGGCATCTACTCTGCGCTCCAGCATTCATCGTGCAAGTTCCCCACCAAATCCACCCGCACCGAAAGCCCCGACCCCGATCAATGCGCTGAGTCGGTTCCTGGCCTCGTCGCTGATGACCGGTGGCGGCGCCGCGGTGACAACGGGCTT